AGGACGTAGTGCCAACTGGCGCGTCTGAAGCACCCATTGGCTCTGCTTGTTGGGCGGCGCCTCCTAAACTTGCTGTATCCCCCTTAAGCTCTTGTCTAAGCTGTATTGATATAGGGGAAGCTTCTCGAAAAGGCAAGCTTTGAAATATCTGTGAGATTGGTCGACCATCTGTCTTAATTGGAACAAATACGCCCGGCAAAATAGAGTAATTATTTTTTTCTGGTTGCGCCGTATCATCAATGTATCCGCCCGGGAAGTTCCCGAAGCTTGCTGCATCTAGTGACTGCCTTAACATATTTGTTAAAACAACTGCATTTGAGCCTTGTAAATGCCCTAAGCCAAGGCTGTACATTCCAAGATTTGGCAGGAAGTAATAATGAACGAAGCATTCAATACGCTTGAATTTTGAATCTTGCTCATCCCAGTTTCTTTTTATTGATGCAACTTTCTTGGTATCTTTGCATATTTCAATGATGTATGGCCTTGGAATATTTTCGTCGTCGTCAACATCTTCATCTTCGGGGAAATAGGCATCCTTTAGCTTTTTAGGGCTCATTTCAACGTGGCATTCGTAAAAGTCGAATATGTTTTTATTTTTTTGGCGACTTTGCGTTACGCCCTCCATTTTTTTAATTTCTCTGTTTACTCTTGAGTATTCTTCGCTGTCGTCTTCGTAGTTTTTCACGGTTCCTTTAATAAAAATACCGTCTCGCTCTTTAAGCAAAACTTCTTTTTTAGTTAGCTTAAGCGCATGGGTTATTCTGTTTGATTCAAGGATTGATGTGCATTCATTATTTACGATAAGGTCTTGAGGCTTCACAAGCCTGGCTGATGGCTTACCTGTCGAGGAATCCATGACAATCTTTGTAAAAGCTGAGCCTAAGAGGCAAACGTATAATATGAGCCTCTCTTTGTCTGGGTAGTATGGTTTATCTAAAACAGTTAAAAAGTAATTGATGAAAATCGCAACGCGCTCTGCTTGCTCTATTGTCTCTTCTGTTGGATATCCTAAAACCTCACCCTTCGCTGGTCCTTTGGGGGGGAAAAGCTCGCTCTTCAAAAGAGCCAGGATGTTCATTAAGGTAATAGACAGCGTATTGTCGTACGCGTGGCACATCTTGTCTTTGTATTCTTCGATTTTCCAGCCAAGGTACTTAATAATGGTGCTGACCGAGCTTTCCCAGTCTTGGCGGCTGTCGATGTCAGCTTCAATGTCTTCTATTAACTCGGCGGCGATCGTGTCTAAAACAGTGTCGTCTAAATGTTCGGCGAGGTTTCCGTAGAAATCCCCGTTGTCAGCGGAGAGTTCGTCACCCTCCGCTGTTTCTCCCACAACGAAAAGCGCTGAGCCATCGGGCAATTCTCTAAATTTTTCTATACTTTCTGGTTCTGGGATATCAGGATAGGACAGGCCGTTTTCATTGGGCGGTAACCCAATCGAACTTGGTTCGTCTTGTCCATAAGATTGCTTAGGGTAAAAGGCCATTCTAAAATTTCATCCCGGAAATTTTTAAAACTATAAAGCGACATAAAGCCGCAGCCAGGAAGAAAGAAGGCCAAGTGGGTATTTTAGGTCAGGCTTACAAATAATGCAATAGGTGTTTAGACCATTTCGTTGAGAAGAACGATATGGAACATATAATTACAGTAAATATTTTAAACTCCCCCAAACTTCCCCGGCCTCAAAGTATGGGGGAGTTTGAAGAAAAAGGGGAAGTATGGAAATTTAGGTTCAACTACTCAAGTGCTTTTTTCATGAGAAATTCGGTAGTGCATCAGTTTGAATTTTTAAATATTAAATTATTAAACAATTAAATCTAGTTAACTTTATTGCTTACAAAATTAATATTAACCCCTATACTCAAAGTATTATTATTTTCTTCAATTATTTTTTCTAATACATCTAATCTAGAATAGTGCATTTTAAGTGCATATGTTTCTTGTGGCCAGTGGCGACGATCGGGAGGATTTTTAAAACGATGCTTATAGGAGGATGGTATTTTTTTTATAACAATTACTGCCCATTCTTCCCACTCTTTTTTCATTTCTTCGCTTACCAAAACATAGGGCTCAGTTGTATATTGAATAAGTGGCGCACCATTATTGGGAATAATCTTACAATTTTGTTTTGTATAAGCGGGCCCTAAAAGCTTATATCCTTTCTCACAATCTTCTTGAAGTTGGTGATTTCTGATAGCTCGAATATTTTCAAGGATGCTCATAACAGCTAAAAAGGAAGCGGGTACAGCTAAAATAATTGCAAATTTCCCCAACCAAGAACTACTTTGGTAAAGATCTAGAAATGTAGCAGCAAAAGAAATCATAAAACCGTAAATTACCTTATTGATACCTATGACCTTTAAATGGGTTATATTTCTATGTGGGTCGCTAGGCTCTACAAAGCCTAGCGACAATGGATGGTTGAAAGGAAGCTTCCTTTCATCAGCCTGATTAAGCGGATTGCGAAAGCATAGCCCATAAAGCTGAAAAACTCAATATGCTTTCTATAACAAAAAGAATAGGAGGCGTGTATGTTTTATTACAGACAGCCGCCGAATCTTTATGAAATTCCAAAAACTAGGTATGTCAAAGGACATTGCAAGGGTGTTAGAAATGGAAATCCTCATTTCATTCAGCCTTATCTCCGAAAACCGCCTAGAGGGTTTCATATGGCCTAAGGTGAAAACTGCCAAAAAAGCATCAGTTTCACATTTTTTTTTAAAAGCCCTGCTCTGAGGTCTGCGTCGCACCGGGATAAACCCCCCTGACAGAATAAGCTCCACGTGGAACACATGGGCTAATAGTCATCTGCCATATCAACCCCGTATATCGACTTAGAGCTCTGAGGGATATTTTTTAGCTTAGGGTCGTCCGGATGCTTTATTCCTCCCGCACGTATCTCTTTAAGCAAGAACTGAGAGAACGTATCAATAATGTCTTTGGAGCTGTCCTCATTAGGAAAGTTACCGCAAGCCTCTAAAAAAACCTTTGCAAAGCCAACAGGCTCTTTAAAATGGGGTCCGCGTGCTGGTATCCAAACTCTGCCTGCCTCTGGTATATGGGTTACCAAGCTTGCTCTTCTTATTTTATCGCCATATGGGTCGGGGTTAAACCCAGTCGTTGCCACGCCAACCCTTCTAAGGTCTTGCCTCAACGGCTCGCCACTAGCCTTAGATTCTATGAGTATCATATCTGGCACATGCTTAGAGTCGGCAGATATGTTCATTGAGCCGTTGTAAAGGTAATTTTCAGAAATCTTCTTAACTATTTTTCGAAGGTCAGGGTACTCTACCTGGTCTCGCCACATGTTTAAAAGTATTACGTTAACTATTCCAAACTTATCGTTAAATAGCCCCCATGTTGTACAGACGGAAAATGAGCGCTTAAGCTTTTGGTTTTCCATGCTTTTGCCCTTAAATGCGGTATCAAGGGAACAGATAACCTTGATAACCTTGGGCGGTTTCTCTTCTTTCCATAGTCTGAACCATGATTTCTTGAATAGTCCGCCATCGGGAATTGAGGGGTTTTGCTGAAGCTGGGTCTGTATTATGTACTCAGAGCCAAGCCCCGCTTTTATTCTGTCCAGGGCTTCTTTGTTAAACCTAATTGGGCATAATGTCTCGCCTTTCTTGGTTCTAGGGTCTTTCCATTTTTTAGGGGTCGTTGATGGCAGCTTAATAGTTTCGCAGGCTCTATCAGGGTCATACTCCATTGGGAGCATCATGTAAGTCCAGTTTTTAGCATCCTTGCCGTTTAAGAGGTGATTTATCAAGTCGCTAGGCGACGTTCTTTGAGCCAGGATTAGACGTTTATCTTTGGACGGGTTATTCATACGGGTAGAGATGGATGCGCTCCATATGAAGTTTTTCTTGGCTCTGTCGCGCTCTGACTCTGTGGAGTTATTGATATCGTCGGCTATAAGCGTTGTGGCACCGCGGCCAGTAGCCCTGCCTAAAATACCCTTGGATATACGATATCCACCTTTGGTGTTAGAAAACTTACGCTTCTCGTTTTGGTCATTTTTTAAAGAATATCTATCGCCCCATCGTAGGTTGTACCAGTCTGAAGAGACGATATCGCGATGACGGATTGAGTGTTCTATTGAAAGGTCATCAGAGTGAGAGAGGCATAGGAATCGCTCTGAAGGAGTTTTAACCCATGCCCATGCCGGGAACATTACTGAGCAGATAGTGGATTTCGTGGCGCGAGGGGGAATGGCTATGATAAGGTCTTTGATGTCTCCTCGGTGCAAAGCCTCAAGATGTTCGCAAACTGCCTCAATAAACCAAGCAGGAACAAACTCAAATTCATTCTCAATTTCTGACCAGGCTTGTTTTACAAACGAATAGAGAGAGTTCTCCGCCTCCACGCG